AATACTAAAAACTCGAGTTATATAATGTCAGCTCCTACTATATCATTACCACAAATTGAGTGTCCCAATGTATTACTACCAACTCCCGCCAATTTAAGAAATTTATTTGCAGGGCTGGCGTCGTATTCATATAAAAATGATTTAGAAGATTTAAAAAAACAATTAGAAGATATACGAAAGCTTTTAACTATATACGATCCAAATTTTGAAAAGATTGAAATACCAGAACTTGAGTGGGAAATTATAATTACTCGTTTGTCTGCTGAATATCCTATGTATGTTCAAAGACAAATTTTAGAATTAATTAATGATGTATTTACGATTGAATTTAATGTTACAATACTTGGTATTACTTTTGACATATTAGAATTTTTATCAAATCCAAATAGTGTATTGGATAATATACCCTTAAATCAAGTCGATAGTATATATGATTTAATTCCAGAAGAATATAAAGTATGGAATAAATTTGAAACAGCTGACTTTAAAAAAGAATCAATAAGAAACTTTTTAAGATCTGAAGTTGCAAAGAAAATGAATTTATTAATGCATGGAGGATTCTCTGGTCTTATTAGTGAGTTTGGAGATATATGGGACGCCCTTGATTTGGGTGCTCCTTTACCTGGTCTTTTAGAACTTGATTTAGAATCATTAATAAGAAATAAAAGTATTGATGAACTTAAATCAATACAAATATTTACATTTACATTATATGACTTATTAGGTGGTGAGTTTAATGATAATGTAGAAATACCTGAATTTGAAAAAGAACGATTATTAAAAAGAGCTCGAGAATTTGCAGAAGAATGGCAAACATATCAATTTAAATTATGGATGCAAAAGGTAACCTCATTTTTTGATGCTATTGGATTAGGTGCTTTAACACAATGGATTACATTTGATTTTTGTGATTTCCTTACATTGATTGGATTTCCAAAGACAATAGATTTACCTCCAAGTGTTCAAGTATTGATTAATAATACTCAATCTCCGTTACCAAATACCACACAACCTGATCAAAGTTCAGAGTAACTTATATAAATAACTATATGGCATTACTATCACAAGACAAAACAATAAGTGGGGACCTTAAAAAGGCACGTATTGATAGCCGTAAAAAAACTATTACGGATATAGATTTATCTTTGACACTACATCCAATCCGTAAAGATATCATACCATTACGTGATGATAATGCAATTAAAAATTCTATAAAAAATTTATTACAAACTAATAGATACGAAAGACCATTCCAATCAAGTACAGGAGCGGACTTACGAGGATTATTATTTGAACCTGCAGATGCAATTACAAAGGGTTTAATAAAAGATCAAATCAAATCTACAATTAAGAGGTTTGAACCAAGAGTTATTCTTCAAAATATATTAATTGAAGATGAAGCTGATCAGAATAGATATAGAATACAATTACAATTTAGAATAAAAGAATTCGACATAGATGATTCTGTCGAAATAGTATTAAGAAGGTTAAGATAATGGCAAATAACTTAAATGTAACAGAATTAGATTTCGATCAAATTAAAAAGAATTTAAAGAACTATCTTAAAACTCAAGATGAGTTTACTGGATATAATTTTGATGGTTCAGGACTAAGTGTATTACTTGATGTCTTAGCATATAATACACATTATAATGCCTTGAATGCTCACTATTCATTAAATGAATCATTCCTTGATTCAGCTCAAATACGTGGTAATATAGTTACAAGAGCAAAACTATTAGGATATACTCCGAGGTCTATTTTATCGCCAAGAGCAACTATTAATTTTACAATTAATGCTTCAAATGAAACGGGTGCATTTGATAGTCCATCTACTTTACCATCGACTATAACATTAAATCGTGGACAAAAATTTAGAACAACATTAGCCGATGGAACAAATTATGATTATGTTTTACTTGGAACTCATTCAGCAGATTTAGTCACTGATGGTAGTACAACAGCTACTTATAGTTTTTCAAATGTTACATTAGCTGAAGGCGAATTAAGAACTCTTAAATACCGTGTCGATGCAAGTATTGAAAATCAAAAGTTTCAATTATCAGATGAGGATGCTGATACATCATCACTCAGAGTAAGACTACAAAATAATCAAAACTCTTCTCAATTTGATGTATATACAAAATTTGCATCACTTACAGGTATTAATTCTACATCACAAGTTTATTTTTTACAAGAAAATAATGCAGGTTACTATGAAGTTTATTTTGGTGATGGGATTACAGGTAAAAAACCATCAACAGATAATATTGTCACAATTGATTATGTAGTTACAGATGGTGAAGAAAGTAATGGTGCAAATGCATTTGTATTTAATGATTCAATAACAGGTTTAACAGGTTCATCAACATACACAGTTTCAGTAGTAAGTAATTCTACTGGTGGTGTAGAAAAGGAAACAACTGAATCAATTCGATTCAATGCACCATTAACATTTGCTACTCAGGATAGAGCAGTAACTGCAGAAGACTATGCCTCTATTCTTAAAAAACAATTTACAAATATTGATTCAATATCTACATGGGGTGGTGAAGATCAAAGTCCACCTGACTATGGTAAAGTATATATTGCTATTAAACCTTTACTTTCATCAGCACTTACAGTAGATGAAAAAGATGAGATAAAGAACTCAATATTAAAAGGAAAGAATATCGTATCTATTATTCCAGAGATTGTCGATCCAGAATTTACTAATTTAGAACTTGATGTATTTGTAAAATATAATCCAAACCTTACAGATCGTGATGTTGTTTCATTACAATCAGTTGTAAGAGATACAATTTCTGATTATAACTTTAATAATTTAAATAAGTTTGACGGTGTCTTTAGGCATTCACAATTATTAAGAGCGATTGATAACGCCGATCCAAGTATTCAAAATAGTAATGTAAGACCAAGAATGTTCCAAAATATTACACCTAATACTACTGCAGCATCAAATAATTTTGAAATTAATTTTGCAGAAGCAATTTATAATAGTGGTGAATCAACTAAATTTGTATTGACATCATCAGCATTTAGTATAGGTGGTGTATCACATTTCTTTGGTGATGTACCTATTAGTGGTTCACTTAAAAGAAAAGTTATTGTATATAAAGTTATTGGTGGTACTAACATTACAGTTGTTTCAGATGCTGGAGAAGTTGATTTAACAAATGGTAAAGTAACATTACATTCATTCCCTTCAGATAATAATACACCAATTAAAATTACAGTGGTTCCAGATTCATTAGATATAGCACCAAAAAGACAAGAAATTTTAAATATTGATAGTAATAGTGTAACCGTGAATGCACAAGTAGATACAATTGCAACAGCTGGGTCAGCAGGTAGTATTAATTACACAACGAATTCGAGAATTAAATAATGAGTCATGCGAATAATAAACCCTTTTCACCAGGATTTTTAGAAAAGCTTGTTTCAAGTAAAGATCAAACTAAAGAAAATTTAAGAGTTGATCAACTAATTCCTTTTGAAATATTAAATAGGAGTCCAGAATTATTAAAGCTCCTTAAGGCTTATTATACATTTTTAAACCTTGATGAATTTTTATATGATCAAACTGAAACTTTTACAAGTATTGTACTTGATGATAAAGTAACATTTAGAGTTTCAGATCCTAATAACGAAAATGATCATTTCTTTACAGATCAACAAGGTTCATCATCAACATTAGTAGTCACCTCACCCGCGGGCGTGAGCACAACAATTGCATTAACTTCAGGTGATATAGCAATTACAAATGGTAATGAATTGCCTGGTTCTTTATCAACATTGGAAGGTGTTGGTAAAACATATACAGTAAAACCTAGAGTAGATGATCAAGGTAATCTTGAAGGAACAAATTTATTAGCAGCATATAATGGTTATTCAGCAAAATTAACTACACCTATTAAATATTATGCAGGGCCAGGACCATCATATGTTATGAATACAATCGAATCTGCTATGGATATCGATGTCAATTCAATAAATTATTTAAAATTACAACAAAAAGAAATTGCACCTGCAGTACCATTTTCTATACTATCAAATAAAAGAACATTATATAAAAACATTATTGAGTTTTATAAGCTCAGAGGTTCAACAGAATCAATTGAAATATTCTTTAGATTACTATTTGAAGAAAATGTTGAGATATCATTTCCTTATGATAATACACTCATACCATCGGCTGGTACATTTACACAAGAAGAATCTACTACAGCTGTTCTGAATGGTGCAGTTACAAATTCAACAACGCTTGTGATAACAGCAGCAAATAGTAATATACAAATAGGAAGTCAAATTATTGCAGGTACTCAAGTGCCACGAAGTTATAAAGACAGTAATGATAACTCAGTTATTGTTGAAAGTATTTCATCAAATGGTTTAACTATTACTGTGTCTTCAGCTGTTACAATTACAGATGGTACAACTGTAACGTTTGAACCAAGAGGTTCATTTACTACAAACAAAGGTATGCTATCTGAAAAGAAAATTAAAATTCATGATAGTTTAAGATATCAAAGGTTTAGTTATTTAATTAAGACAGCTCGTAATATTGAAGATTGGGAATATGTATTCGATAGATTAGTACATCCATCAGGGTTTATTTATTTTGCTGAGATTCTTTTAAACATATTATTGACAAGTGTTAATACGACAGATGGTGATTTAACAATTAAAACTTCATCAAAATTTAAACAAATTGCAGCTGATACAAGATTGAATTCAGCTATGCCAGGTATAGTACCAGGTTTAACTATTGATGATATACCAATAATTGTAGAAGCTTTTGCTTCATCATTCAATCCAACTGTTATTGCAAAAATTTATAAAGCAGCTACTTTCTCAGTAACGCTTAACGGTTCAGGTGGTCTTTCAAATTTAGAAGTTATTGAACCAGGATATGGGTACTCAGCAGTTCCTACTTTAACATTCAATGGTGAAGGTACAAGTACAGTTAACCCAACAGTTACATTAGCAATTACATCCGATGGACAAATTGATGTAGATAATATTACAATTAATAGTGCAGGTAGTGGATTTACAAATCTGTTTATTACAGCAAGTGCACCTGTAGATGGTAGTAATAATTCACTCTTAGGACAAGTAGCAGAGGTTATTTTCTATGGTTTAGCTGATAAACAATATACAGTTGCTCCTACATTAATCTTTGATGCACCAACTTCTCGAGATGCAGATGGTAATTTATTATCAACTAATGTTACAGAAACTGCAACAGTAACACTTGATTCAGATAATGAAATTAGTGCTATAACATTAGGTGGAGTTGGAAGAGGATATGCATTAGACCCTGAAGTAAGAATTAAGAGTTTAATACAAAACGAAGATCGTGTAAAACATGATACAATGATTTCAAAAATATTATGCAACAATCAAGACGATGGATCTGATTTAATTGTTGCTAATAAATACTTTAATAGGAAAAAAGATAATTTTTATACAACGGCTCGATTGTTTAGTGGAGGCCAAACTATTCAGTTTTTTGGTGACCAAACTATACAAACTATCGATTCAACAGATATAAATAAATATAACACTAACGCAACAATTCATATAGAATAGAGGAATAATAATGGCAGCAATAGTATCAACGGAATTTAGAGTACTGAATGCTAATAATTTTAAAGAAGATATAGCAGATACATCTAATAATGTGTATGTCGGTATAGGTAAAGCCGATGTATGGTCAAACGCATTATCAGATAGAACAGACTCAACAAACATTTCATCAGAGTTTCCACCTGATGATCACTTAGATGAATTTGGATTAGCAAGAAAAAATTTAATTGCTATTAAAAAGCTTGGCTCATCAGATGTATCACATGTAGTAAGAAGATATACATGGGAAACTGGTACAGTATATGTACCTTGGGATTCAAATGATTCATCTATATTTGATAAAAAGTTTTATGTAATTACATCTGAATTTAAAGTTTATAAATGTATTAATGCACCTGTAACTGGTGGTTCAACAATACAACCAACTCAAACTTTAACATCACCAACAGCTGAAACAGATGGTTACACTTGGAAATATATGTATACAGTTTCCGTTGCTGATGCAGAAAAGTTTTTAACAAATACATATATGCCAGTTAAAACAGTATCTTTTATTGATGCTGACACTGGAGTAGAATATGTAAATAATGCTGCAGCTCAAGCTGATTTATCAGAAGCTGACTATGCACAATATCTTAACCAAAAAGCCTCAAGAGATTTTTATACACATAATAGCCAAGATGCTGCCGGCGGAATAGAAAGAATCGTAGTGACTGATGGTGGAACATTTACTTCAGGTTCAAGTGCACCAGGTGTAACAATTACAGGTGATGGTGAAAATGCAACAGCAACAGCGGTTATGAATTCTGCTGGAACTGCTGTTGAATCGATTACAGTAACAACTAAAGGTAGTCATTATACAGTAGCTGATATTACATTTGCTTCTGGCGATGCAGTTGCTCGAGCAGTTATTGCTCCACAAGAAGGACATGGTGTTAACCCAGTAGGCGAATTGGGAGCATTCTTTGTGGGATTAAATACTCAACTTGATGTTGATGATGTTGATATTACTCAAAATAATGATTTTAGACAAGTAACATTAATTAAAAATCCAAAAGCATATAATTCAGTTGACTATGATGGTGCTTTATTTACCGCAGCAACTGGTAGAGCAAATGGTTATTTAGCTTTAAATGCTTCAACAGCTGATTACGATCGAGATGAAGTTATAACACAAACAAGATCAGATGGAAAAACAGCAAGAGCTTTTGTATTAGATCGAGATGATGCACAAAATTACCTTTATTATTATCAAAACGAATTAACAGGATTTGTTCCATTTGAAGATGTATCATCAGCTGGTAGAGAAATTGTTGGTGGAACATCAGGTGAATCTGTTTTATTACATGCATCTAACACAAGAATTAATCCATCAGAAATTGATAATAAGTCAGGAGATATACTCTTCTTAGAAAATAGAGCACCAATTAATAGAAGTGCTAACCAAATTGAAGATATTAAATTAATTATTGAATTCTAATATTATATTAGATTAGGAAAAAACTATGGCAGAAAAAACGACATCAGTAAAAGTATATACTCAAAGACCATACTATGATGACTTTGACGAAACAAAAAATTATCATAGAGTATTATTTAGACCAGGATTTCCAGTACAAGCAAGAGAGCTTACTCA